GCGAGTTGGTCCTCTTGGGTGCCCTCTGCGCGGTCAGTGGGATCGAAGACCTTCGGGCGATCTAGGAGTGCGATTCGGAGCTTTCCTTCTGTGTCGCGGCCAAACCCAAGCGGGATGCCGACGCTCTTGTCGCCGTGCTCGAAGGTGTAGGAGATGTCCGCACAGTAGAGTTTGGTGACTTCGTCGCTTCCCCATGTGACAGGATCGAATGCGTTGAACTGCATACAGACCTGCTTGGTCAGGACGCGCAGTTCGAGGGTGCCACGCGGGATCATCCCACCGGCCATCATGTTGTAGAGCGGGGTGCCCTTGCCGTAGTTCTGTTCGCACTCAGCGAGGAACCGGCGACCTATGAGTTTCTTGTAAGGCTCTTGGTCTTCTGGGAAGTCGAGATTGGGAGAGTCCTCACCGGGGAGCTGGATGGCTTTGCCTCCGAACCACTTCGTCTTGTAGACGCGAGCCGAATTGCTGTCGGCGATGGAATCCCAGCCGTGCTCGGGTTCCGCTTCTTCGCCCAGTGGGGTGGTGAGATCTCCGAGGTTCCCAAGGGCAATGAATTTGCAGCCGTCATTCGCGGCGAGGTTGGACAGGGAACGTCCGATTGCGTCGGGCATCAGGTGATATTCGTCAGCTATAACGATAACGCGATCGTTCTTGATGCCCACGAAGTCGCCGAGGCCGACCCATGCACCGCCTTTCTTGACGGGACGACCGACGACACCGTCGCGGAACTCGCGGCCTTCAACGTCTTTGCCGTCGGTGGTGAGAGTCTGTTTACTGTCAGTGAGGACACCGGGAAGCCACGGAACACGCTCACGGGCTTTGCGCCAGATCATCTTGATCTCGCCCCAGATCCGCATGTCGAGCATCTCACGGGTGGTGGTCGAGACAAGGACGGTGGTGCCTCGGGGCAGGGCAGAGTAGATGGCCCATGCGTAGAGGGAAGCGGTGGAGGTCTTCTGACTGCTGGCCGCGCCGAAGATGGTGATGCGACGGGCGTCGCTACAGAGCTCTTCTAGGACCATCTCGTTCCATCGGTGCCAGTAGAACCAAGGGAGAGCGATCTTGGCGAGGGCTTTGACGTGGTAGGCAAGGCCCATGCCACAGGACTTGTCGCCCACTTTCCACCGGCCATTCTGTCGGATGCAGGCCAGTTCGATTGCAGCAGGATCGCCTACGTCCCACTTGCAACCGTATTTTTCGATGTCTGACATTGAAAGACCGCTCTATTCTACAGCAGGGAGAAAGGGAGACCTGCTTGGGGATGAATAAGAGCGGTCTTCAAAACTCGCTGTGCTCTCATGGTTCCAGCCTAAGACTTAAAATCTGAATTGCAAGTCATTTCTTACGTGACTCTTGGAAGAAGTGCGTGTAGTTTGGCAACGCACAGCTGCATTATTATGAGCCAAGCTGTCTCTTCGCCGCAAAATTGCTGCACACCGTGTCCTGACGACATTACGACTCAGATACCTGGATCTCCAGGAGCAACAGGCACGCCTGGAACCAACGGAACAGATGGCGTAAATGCTTTCACGGCTCTCACCGCGCTGTTCGTCATGCCTGCTGAGTTGGCTGATGTGGCGATTGTCGTAGGTGACACCTCTTGGATGGTTGCTCGACAGGGCACGATCACCGGTCAGATCATCTACGTGGAGTTCGCGGGTTTCTTCGAGGTTCGATCCATTGCAGATGGAACCAACGCCACCATTCGCAACTTGGAAGATGCAGCGACGGGAGCTTATCCGGGCAACGCGGCTCCAGCGGTGAACATCCCATCAGGGGCGAGGGTCTCTCCCGGCGGGTTGCAGGGGACGAATGGTGCCAGTGGAGTGCCGTTGACGACTAGGGGTGATCTGCTGACGAGGGATGCAGCGAACAATGTGCGGCTTGCGATCGGTGCGGCGGCTCGAGTGTTGAGGAGCGATGGAACTGATCCGCAGTGGGCACAGGTGGCGTTGGGCACAGATGTGACAGGGCAGACGCCGATTGCGAACGGCGGCACAGCGGGGAACTCAGCAGCGACAGCGAGGACAAATCTCGGGTTGGCCATTGGCACGGATGTTCAGGCTTACACTGCACTGCTCGCGGCGGTGGCGGGGTTGACGCCGACGGCGGCAGATCAGTTGATCTACTCGACAGGCGTCGATACGCTAGCTAAGGCGACGTTGACGGCGTTCTCTCGGTCGTTGCTGACGTTGACCACGGCAGCGGCATGGCGCAATTCGCTTGAGGTGTTGCCGGTGGTTGGGTTGCTCGGGTCTGCCACCATCTCGTTTGGGGTCACGGGAGACAATGCACTCACGGTTACGTCCAGCGATTACATTGTGACGGATGTGGTGGTCACGTATTCTACAGCGAGTTTGGCGACTGCCACGGCGGGTGTGTTCAATGCAGTGGGCGGTGGAGCAGGAAATACGATTGCAGCTGACCAGAGTCTGGCGGCTTTGACTTCAGCGATTAAGTTCTTGAACCTTACACTTTCTGGCATCGGCATCACGGACAGGATCACCACGAATCAATTGCAGGTGAGGGTCGGGACTGCTCAGGTAGGTGAGAGTGCTGAGTTCTACGTGTATGGGAGGAAGTTCGATTGAGCATAGCTGATCCTAAGTTGATGCACGACGGGTCCATCTGGATTACCAGAGGGATCAACAGCGGATCGTCTGCGGACTCGATTCCGCGCAATCAGCTGTCCTTTGCGGTGAACTCTTCGTTGAGAGGTGATAAGCCGAGCCAGAGGCCGGGGCAGAAGAAGGTGGCGTTGACATTTGAGAGTGAGGCTACTCAGGCTGCATTTGAGGATGGACGGTTTCAAGGGGCCGGGACGCACATCTGGCGATCTTTTGATCAGACCGATAAGTCCTATCTGCTGGCGAGTATCTCGGGGCGCATTTTCAAGATCGATTGCCAGACGTGGGATGTGCAGGACATCACGCTCGCAGGAGATGCGAATCCTACAGATAGGCCGACTGCTTGGTTTGAGCAGGGTGAGATGTTCACTTTCATTCAGGACGGACAGAGCAACTGCTTGATCTTTGATGGAGCCTCGTTGCGGCGATCAAATCCCACTCAAGGAGAGATTCCAACGGGTTCGTTGATGCGTTATGCGCTGGGTCGGATGACTGTCGTGCTGCCTGATGGCCGGTCTTTTCTCGCTGGCAATCTGGTGGGTTCGACTGAGTCCGGCACAGTCGCTTATAATTTCAGGGACTCGATCATCAGCTTCACAGAGAATGACTATCTGATTGGGGGTGGAGTGTTCTCTGCACCGAAGCGCATCACAGCTCTTGCGGAGGTGGCGACGTTGGATACGACGCTCGCGCAGGGACCGTTGCAGGTGTTCACTTCGAGTGGGGCGTATAGTGTGAACTATCCGTTCGATCGGTTCGAGTGGTTGACCACCACGTATCCGTTGGTGACAGGATCGCTTGTGTCGCACGGGGCTCTTGGGTCTGACTCGACGGTCAACGTGAACAATGACGTGTGGTTCAGGGCGAGCGATGGGCTGAGGTCGTTGAGGGTAGCGAGGAGAGACTTTGCAGGGTGGGGTGACACGCCGTTGTCGCATGAGATCGAACGGATCTTGACCTATGACACGCAGGATCTGCTGTCGTATGGCTCGGGGATTCTGTTCGACAACCGGCTCATTATGACCGCATCGCCGAGGTTCGTGGGTGGGCGTGGGGTTGTGCATAAAGCTCTGACGACTCTTGATTTTGACGAGGCATCTTCGATTGCGAGAGATGGCATTCCGGCCTACGAGGGCATGTGGACAGGTCTCAATACGCTCAAACTGTTGGCTTTGGAAGTTGGGGGAGTGGAGCGTGGTTTTGCCTTTTCGTTGGACCCGAATGACAAGATTGCGCTCTACGAACTCTCGCGGAATGATCCCGCTGACAACTACGGGGTGAACGGGGAAGCGGATCAACCGATCCCGTGGATGATCGAGACAGCACGGTTCAACTGGGGCGAGGATTCACTACAGCGCAGGCGATACAAGAAGCTGGTGGGTGGTGACATTTCGGCGTCGGGGTTGAGCGGTAATGTTGATTTCACGGTTCTCTACAGAGCTGACTCTTATCCCAGGTGGACGGAGTGGACCGGTTGGAGCGAGTGTGCGGAGCAGGCGTGTGTGTCGTTGTTCTGCGAGGAGCCGAACATGGCACAGGCACGGGAGCCCATGCGGTTGCCTGACCCGGCTGATGTGTGCGAGGCTTACGAGGGTGTGAACAACGGGAAGGGTTCACCCAAGCTCACGCGATGGGGCTTTGCTTTCCAGCTGCGGATTCAAGTGACAGGTGCAGCGAGGATCGAGTCACTGCGGCTGACAGCGATTGATCAGCCTGAGCCACGGTATGATGCTTGTAGGGGAACGGAGCCATGCTTGACCCTGCAAGGATGCAATGAAGCAATCTTTGGATACGAGATAACTTGATATGTCACTCTCACTGATACCCCCTACGCTGCCGTCAGACTTTTGCACACTCTCGGCACAGGAACAGGCCAATCTTCTAATCGACGGAACACAGGTCACGGGCAGTGTTGAAGGTGGCATCGTGTTCTCGACTGATGAGCCGGGGGTGGACGATAGGGATAAGGCATGGGGCCTGTTGAATCCAGATGGCACGTTCACTGGGAAGATCTTCACCTACGACAACGGTTTCTGGGGTTCGGAGCATCTCTACGCACCATCAGGTGATGTTCGTTTGATCTGGGCCGGCATTGAATCTGACGTGTGGCTGTTCGACGGAGGCAACGGCGTTAATCCCGGAGTGACGGCTCCCACCACTTACACGGGTGCCATGTGGGAAGTGGACACGGTGTTCGCAGGCCGATCACCCATGGGCGTGGGTGCCATCAGCGGATCGAGTCCGGCCAAGAGCCTTGCCATTGACGAGCAGTATGGTGATGGGTCGGTCACGCTAACAAATGAGCAGGTGTTCTTGGCTCAGAGCCATCTCCATGTGGTAGGCCGACAAGCACTCCCGTCTGACACCACTTGGGCTGCTGTGTCTGGCACTACGGTCACACCTTATACGGGTGCAGGTTCCTTGGTTGCGGGACAAGTAGCCAACGATGGCGAGTCGGCAGCAGCTTCAACACTGGCCGGGTCTTCAGGTAATTACTGGATCACATCAGAGACCTACAACCCTGTCACAAGCCAACCAGTCTCGACAGAAACCAACGGAGCACATCAGAACGTGCATCCGGTCGTGGGAGTTTACATCATCAAACGCACAGCACGGCAATTCTACACTCCTTGATTATGAGATTGAATGTCGCCAGCATAAAGAACTCGCGTATCCCAGCGGCTCTCGGCCTCTGCACCACAGATCCCAGACTCTTGCAGTGGCTGAATGAAGCACAGGAGATGATGCTGAACCAGGGGCGGTGGTGGGGCAGCATCCAGAGGGCACAGTTCTGCGTTGAAGATGGGTGCCTGGTGTTCCCGCGTGAGGTGGAGAACATCGAGAAGATTGCGGTGAACGGTCAGCCGATCTCCATCGTGACCAACTGGTATTCGTTCACCAACACACTTGCAACCGTGCAGCAATGCGCCAGTGGCTCGTGCTCGACGGGCTGTGGAACCGGAGTGGTGAGGCCGCAGTATGCGTGCGGGCACATGTATGCGGAGGATCACGGGTCGGCTGTGTCCTTCAACACCACCAAGGGCGTGGACAAGGTGCTGAGATTTTATCCGTCGAATGTGGCGGATGTCGGGAAGAAGATCATTGTTCAGGGTTACGACTCGAACAACATTTGGGTGCGAACAGTGATTGCAGGGAGTGTGCAGGACGGAGAGGAGGTGACACTAGCCAGTCCTTATGTCGATACGGTAACGGAGTGGTATCCGGGCTCGCCCACGGGCATCATCAAAGAGGCTACGTCCTATTTGGTGCGGATGTATTCCTATGACACGAGCACTACCCTTGAGGTTGCGCTTGGGGTTTATGAGCCGGATACCACCCTTCCCTCCTACAGGAAACTCTTCCTGCCGGGTCTCTCGAACTTCGAGGGCTGCGGAACGGATTGCTCGACGCGGACGGTGACTGCGCTGGTGAAGTTGGCGCATGTGACACTGGTGAACGACAATGACTGGTTGCTGTTCGAGAACCTGAATGCCTACAAGGCTGCGATGATGGCCATGAAGGCACAGGAAGAGGGCGATTATCCGAGGTATCTGTTCAATTTCTTTGGCACACAGGCGACACCGTCGAATGCACGCGGCTCGATGAGGGTGGTCAACCGGGGTGGTGCCATTCCGCTGTTGGCCGCTGAGTTGCGGTCCAAGACCGGCGATCGCACGGATGTCTACGTGCATCACGAGGCAACGAATCGGTTGCCCTATGCGTTAATCGGATTTCGATGAGCAAACACTTCTTCATAGTGGGACCGGCGAGATGCAGAACTGCGTGGCTCGCGGCGTTCCTGTCTTATGCAGGAGTCCATTGTCATCACGAGGCGGTTCGGTTGTGCGAGGATGGAGAAGGTTTCAAGCTGCTGATGGAGGGTGCAGGTGTGGTGGGGGACAGTGACTCGGGGGTGTGCCTGAATGTCGATTGGTTCCTGCGGGAGTATCCTGATGCACGCTACCTGATTGTGGACAGACCGTTCTCCCATGTGGTGGAGAGCGTTGAGAAGCACTTTCATGTGAAGATCCCGGCGTCCTCGTGGGAGAAGGTGTTCACCATCTACTCGGAGGCGAGGGAGAAGCTGAGGGCCAATGCGCGATACGTGTTGTTCGATGATCTGCATGAGAGGCATGTGGTCAAGGACATCTGGGATTACTGCACGTTCGATGCGCCGTGGGACGAGGCCCGCTATGATCTCTTCAAGGAACTTGTTATTCAAGTGCCCAAGAGCTACGATTTAACCTATCAAAGTGGGTTCATGCGTGAACTCATAGCACAGCGAGGATGATATGACTGTATTTTGGCAAGACGCCCCATTGAACGAGCACCAGCTTGAACTGCTGGGAGCGTGTCTGGGCGCACATGAACTATCGGCCATGCGGCCAAACGTCTCGACCGAGGTGTTGCAGTTGACGGCGGGCGGGAGTCTTGACTACGGCAAGAGCCTGAGTGCTGCGCTCTCCACGATTGGTGGGGTTCATGCGCCGTTGACTCAGAGCTACGATTGGCTTGTGTCCACGCAGGTGTTGCCCGAGAAACTGGTGCGGGTGCCAGGGTGGGGCTCGAGCTTTGAGAAGGGCAAACCGGATTCGATTTGGATGCCAGTGCAGGAGCACATCTACAGTAACTACCCCAACTTGAAGGAGCGTATCGAGAAGATCACAGAGTGGTTACATGGCAAAGGCAAGAAGATCTACCCGAACGCATCGTGCTTTACAGCGGCGACGGGTATTGCACTTAAGATGCCAAAGGCAACATTGCCATGGCTCTTTGTGCAGGGCCGACTGCGTGTGTGGTCCGCTTTGTTCATGAATCAACTCGGTCTAAAGGAGAACTGATATGGGTGCTTTAATTGCAGGCGGGATTATTGCGTTGGGTGCAGGTGCATATATGTCGTCCAAAGGGGCGAAGTCAGAGGCCAAGAGCAAGCAGGGGTTTACTCGGGCGGCAGCTGGTGAGGTGCCTCTTGACTATGGGGAAGAGCTGACGCAATCGCTCAAGGACATTGCCAAGTATAGTCCGCAGGCGCAGAAGCAGGCTCTCGCCACGGGCGCGGGTGAGCAGGACCTGTTGGATGCACTGAGGGAGAAGTCTGCACCGGGCTCCAAAGCGCGGCAGGAGAAGATCCTCTCTACCATTGACTCTTATCTGCGTGGTGAACTGAGTCCTGAGATGCAGCGCAACATCAGTCGCAGTGGTGCGGCACAGGGAGCGGCGAGGTTTGGTTCGTTGGGTGGGAGCATCCCCTACCGGGCAGAGGCGGCGGCTCTTGGGCGAGCAACCGAACAGCAGCAGATGCAGGGCATGGGAATGCTCGGGCAATATCAGCAGCTCTTTCCAATGGCACAGGCACCGACGCTGTTGAGCTTCCTCGGCGGTGGACCGTCGCAGACGCTTGCACGCAGAAGCCAGGAGCAATCGAGCATCGCCAACATCCTCAGCGGGATGCCCGCCACACCGAGCGGTTGGTCAGCAGCCGGTAAAGCAACCAGTCAGGTCGGCGGCATGGCCATGGGCGCAGGCTTCACCAAACTAGGTGCAGATGGCGGTGGTGGCGGTGGGGGTGGATTCCTCGGCATGGGCGGCGGTGGCAATGGAACGGCAGGCTACATGGGCTCGAGCGGTGGGGCTCAATACTACAATGTTCCGACAACAGTGATGAGGTAAGCATTATGGCTGCATTTATATCTGGCTTTCAAGCAGGGTCAAGTGCCTATGGCAGGGGCCTTGATATTCGAGCACGCCGTGAAGAGGGCGCACTGAACCGTGCTCTCGATGAGCGCAAGCTGATGGGTGCTGAGGCTGACAGAGGCTTGAGAGAGCGAATGCTCACGCAGGATCTCCAGCGGAAAGAGCAGGATCTTGCTCAGGCTGCGGAGAAGGCGAAGAAAGAAGCGGCTGCGGGGCTCATCATGCAGGACGTGCTCAAGACATGGAACTCGAGTGCTACGCCCAAGACACCTGACAATTTCAATCGCATCTTCGGGCCTGCCTATGAGTCTTTGAGCATTCTTGGTCCTACCTATGCACAAGCGGGAATGAACTTCGCTGATGGTCTCTGGAAGCAGTATCAGAGCCTCGAAGATCCATCTGCCAAAG